TGAAGTAGAAGGCAGATCACAAGTAGTATCTACTGATGTTGCTGATACTATTGAGTCTATATTACCACCATTACTAAGAATATTTACTGCATCAGATAACATTGTTAAAGTAGAACCTGTTACTCAGGAAGATATAGGTATTGCAGAACAAGCTACTGATTATTTAAATCATATATTTAACAAAGACAACGATGGCTTTACTACATTGTACACAATGTTTAAAGATGCATTGCTTATGAAGAATGGTATATGCAAAGTATATTGGGATGATTCTACTAAGGTTGATAGAGAAACATATCAGCAATTATCTGAAGATGAGTTTACAATGCTTATTGATGAAGATGGTGTTGAAGTATTAGAGCATACTGAATACGAAGATGAAGGATTTAAAAAAGAAATAAAAAAACAAGAAGCTCAATTAGATAATCTTCCTGATATGCCACAGACTTTAATGATGCAAGAAGAATTAAATAAAATTAAAGTTCCTATGTTACATGATGTTGTTATTGCTAGAACACAAACATTTGGCAGAGTTAAAATAGAACCAATACCACCTGAAGAATTTCTTATTGAAAGACAAGCTAAGTCTTTAAAAGATGCTAAGTTTATATGTCATAAAGTTCCAACTACTCGTAGTGAATTAATTGAAATGGGATTTGATCATGACAAGGTTTACAATCTACCTATTGAAAATAAAGAGCAATACAACTCTGAAAGATCTGTAAGATATAGAAATATAGATGATGACTATGATAGAACTGTTGGTGATACATCTACAGAAGAAATCATAGTTTATGAATCATACATTAAGATGGACATGAATGGCACTGGTGTTGCAGAGTTAAGAAAAATTACTAGTGCAGGTGAAGGTGGTTATACTATCCTTGATAATGTAGCTGTGGATTCACATCCATTCTGTTCTATTACTCCTATTATAGTACCACATAGATTCTATGGTAGATCAGTATCAGAACTAGTAGAAGATATTCAGTTAATTAAATCTACTGTTATGCGACAAGTACTAGATAATATGTACTTAACAAACAATAACAGAGTTGCAGTTATGGATGGTCAAGTTAATCTTGATGATCTATTAACTAATCGACCAGGCGGAATTGTAAGAACTAAAGGCGCACCTAGTCAGGTTATGATGCCATTACAAAATCAAACATTAACTAATCAAGCCTTTCCATTATTATCATACTTAGATACTGTTAAAGAAGAACGAAGTGGTATTACTAAATATAATCAAGGTATGGATACTGATACACTTAATAAAACTGCATCAGGTATAAATACTATTCTATCACAATCACAAATGCGATTAGAGTTAATTGCTAGAGTATTTGCTGAGACAGGTGTTAAAGATATATTTAAAAAGATGTTTGAGTTAGTTGTTAAGTATCAAGACAAAGAACGTATTATTAAAGTTAATAATAATTTTGTTCCTATGAATCCTATGGAATGGAGAGATAGATGTAATGTTACTATTCATGTTGGACTTGGTACAGGATCTAGAGATCAACAACTTGGTATACTTAATGCTATACTGAGACAACAAATAGAAGCTATTAAATTACAAGGTTCACCTGCTGGACCAATAGTAAACTTAGAAAATATTTATAATACTCTTTCTCGTATCATTGAGAATGCAGGACTTAAAGATGTTAGTTCATACTTTACTGATCCTAGAACTGGTATGCAAAACATGCCACCACCACAACCGAAGCCACCATCTGAGTTTGAAAAAGTATCACAAATACAGACACAACAAAAAGCTGCTGAAGCTCAAATGCAATATGAAAATAGAATGCGTGAGATAGAATTAAGATATCAGAAAATGATGCTTGACTTCGAAGCGAAAATAAAAGAACTTGAAATGAAGTACGAGTCTGATATAGATGAAAAAGCTATCAAGCGAGAAGCATTAGAGATGAAAGGTATTTCACAATCTAATAAAGAAATGCTAGATGCTGCAACTAAACAACTCTTACAACCACAACAACCACAAGGAATGAGTGTAGAAATAGATGTCGAACCTGGAACTGGAAAGCAGTAGAGGCTCAAGAGCAAAAACAATTTTAGAAGATGAGTTGTTTCAAGAGACTTTAGAAACTCTTAAACAATCTTATACTGAAGCGATATTTCAAACAGGACCAAATGATGAACTTGCAAGAACAAAGATCTATCTTGCATATCAAATTTTAGGTAAGTTTGAAAACCATTTCCGTACTGTTATGGAAACTGGTAAACTTGCAAGCAAACAATTAGATGAGCTTCGCAAAAAATAGCACCACCCATCTGGAGTGCTTTAAATAACACTAACCATAAAGGAGTGTACATATGGCTGATGAAGCTACAAATGTATTAGGAGCTGCAAAAACCCTATCAGGTTTGATGCAAAACCTACCTTCTGAACCAGCACCTGCTGAACCAGAAGAAACAACTGAAGAAGTTGTAGAAGAACCAACTGAAGAAATCATACCTGCAGAGGATGTAGAAGAAGTTGAGGTAGCTGAAGAAGCTACAGATGACGCTGAACAAGATATTGACGAAAGTCCAGAGGAACCTTCATATACTGTCAAAGTAGACGGCAGCGAATTGACGGTCACCCTTGATGAACTACTTCGGGGATACCAAAGAGAAGCAGATTACACACGCAAGACATCAGAACTATCTTTAGAGAAATCAAAGTACAATGATCTAATGCAACAATCTCAAGGTGAGATTAACAATAAGTTGTCGAAACTTACAGAGTTAACCAGTATGGCTCAACAAGAGCTGCAAGCTGAATACAGTAACATTAACTTTGAAAAACTTTACGAAGATGATCCAAGCGAAGCTGCACGATTAGAACATAAGATGCGTAAACGTGCAGAAAATTTAGGTAGAATACAGGAAGAAACTAAAGCTAATCAAGCTCATGAGTTTCAAAAATACTTACAAGACCAACAACATAAAGTTAGTAGTCTTGTTCCTGAGTTCAATGATCCTGATAAAGCTAGCAAACTTAAATCTGATATGCGAAAATATTTATCTGGTTTAGGTTATGGTGATCAAGAGATCAATAGTGTTTATGATGCAAGACAAGTCTTGTTAATTAAAGATGCTATGACTTATGATAAACTACGCAAGTCAAATCCTAAAGTTACAAAGAAAGTTGCTGCAGCACCAAAGGTTCTTAAACCTGGTGTAGCTAAAAACAAAACTGATGCCTCTGCAAAAGCTAGACGAGACAAACTAAATCGTCTGAAGAAAACAGGAGCTGCAAAAGATGCTGCTTCTATTTTTAAAGACTATCTATAAAGGAGTCCTTAAATGGCACAACCAACAAACTTGTACGATACGTACGACACTACTGGTATTAGAGAAGATTTAGTAGATGTAATTTACAATATATCTCCTGAAGATACTCCAATACTTTCTGCAATCCCGAGAGCGATTGCAAAACAAACTAAGCATGAGTGGCAAATAGATTCATTAGCTGCTGCTGCTTCTAACGCTGTAATCGAAGGTGACGATGCTACTATAGACGCTGCTACTGCAACTGCTAGAAAGCAAAACTTCACACAGATTATGGACAAAGTAATTGCTGTTTCTGGCACGCAATCATCTGTTGATGCTGCTGGTAGAGCTGACGAAATGGCTTACCAAATTGCTAAGAAATCAAAAGAACTTAAAAAAGATATGGAGCTTGCTCTTTCATCTGCTACATTAGCTGCAGTAGGATCTGCAACTGCTGCTAGAACTTTTGGTGGACTACAATGTTGGATTGAAACTAATGGATCTGCTGGAACTTCTGGATCATTATCAACTGGTGATGGTACTGATGCTCCTGGTGCAGGTTCAAATAGAGCAATAACTGAAGCAATCTTGAAAGAAACTATCCAAGAAGTTTACACTGCAGGCGGAGATCTAGATGTTCTAGTTGTACCACCTAAAGTAAAACAAACTATATCTGGATTTGTTGGAGCTAGTAGTTCTAATCCTAGAATGTTTACTAGTGAAGATAAAACTTTTGGTGCATCCATTGATGTGTATGTATCAGACTTTGGTAATCTTCAGATTATACCTAACAGAACTATGGCTGGATTAGAAACTTGTTTCTTATTACAAACAGACATGGCTGCTGCCGCTTATCTAAGAGATTTCCAAGTGAATGATCTTGCTAAGACTGGTGACTCAGAGAAAAAACAACTACTAGTTGAATTTACTCTAGAAGTTAGAAACGAAGCTGCTCACGGTATCTTATTAGATATTACTGAGTAATTAATAATTAGGGGGAGCTTCGGCTCCCTCTTTTACATAAGGAAAAAATATGAAAGCTCCAACAACATTTAGACCAGGCGCAACACAGACTGTAGCTGTAGGAGCATCTTCTGCTGCTTCTAGTGCTTTTAATGCTCATACTAGAGAAATTAGAGTAGTAACTACTGTTGATGCTTATGTAGCATTTGATGCTGCACCTACTGCTAGTTCATCATCTTTGATTGTACCTGCATTTACTGTAGAATACTTTAGAGTAGATTCAGCAAGTAAAGTTGCATTAATCAGAGTTGGTTCTGTAACAGGAACTGCTAGAATAACAGAACTTAGTCAGTAATGAGACCAGGTTTTATATCAATACGAAGTCAAGATCGCTACCGTAACCGTAGGACAGATGTACCTAATGATGCCATAAACCTAGAAGATTTAACATACCTATTATTAGAAACAGGCGATAACATCATACGTGAAGATGGTGTGGGTGTTTCTTACTTTACTGATAATCCAATCCAAAATTAATGGAGTTTAGTGAATTAGTAAAAGTATTACAAATTAAAGAGCAAAGCTCTAAGCAACAAAACAAGAACAAACAAAGAACAAAAGTATTAAGAAAGAGGATTAAAAATGGCTGATAGTAAGATTAGTGATTTAACAGCATTGACATCGGCTGCTGCTGCAGACGTTCTACCTATAGTAGACACCAGTGCAACTGCCACTAAAAAAATAACAATCACCGATCTATTTACAGGTACTGTATTTAATGAAGATGGTGATAGTGTTGACACAAGATTTGAAGGTGATACTAAACAAGATTTATTATTTATTAAAGGTAGCACAGATAAAATAGGCATTAACTTTGATAGTCCTGCATTAAGACTTCATGTAGTAAATGATCTAGCATCAAGTCCAGTATATGCAACTACTCAATGTGCTGTATTTGAAGATGATAATAGACCAGGTATTCAAATGGCTGGTAGTGCTAATAACATAGGACTCATTGACTTTGGAGATAATGCTGCTTCTAACTCTGGTGGTATTGTTTATAAACACGCATCAGATTCATTTGCTTTTGTTGCTGCTGGTGATGAACAGGTAAGTATATCTAATGGTGTACTTGGACCAATAACAGATTCAGATGTAGACTTAGGTACAACCTCTTTACGTTTTAAAGATACATTTGTAGACACAATTACAACTACTGAAGCAATTAATGGTGCATTGAAAAGATGGACTGTTAAAACTTCTGCATACACAGCAGTAGCTGGTGACAGATTATTAGCTGATACTGCAACAACAGCTGCATTTACAATTACTTTACCTAGTAGTCCTGCAGTTGGAGATGAAATACATATACTAGATAGTGCTGCAAACTTTGACAGTGCTAATTTAACTGTTGCTAGAAACGGAAAAAAGATACAAGGATTAACTGCAGACTTAACATTGACCACAGAGAATACAGGTATTGGACTTGTGTTTATGTCTGATACATATGGTTGGAGAGTTTTAGTTGATGCATATGCTGTAGATACAACGGAGCTGTAAC